GTGACAATAAAAGAATATTTATTACAAATAAAAGAACAAAATATCAAAGTTAAGAAACAGCAAGAGTACATACAAAGATTAAAAGATTCTTTAGATATTGCAGGTATTAGTTATGAAGAAGAAAAAGTACAAAGTTCAGTTGAACCAGATAAATTTGCAAAAATATTTAGTCAGATTGATGAAGAAGAAAAAATACTTGATTTAATGAAAAATACGCTTATCAAAACAAGGGTAAAAATAATTAATCAGATACAGCAACTAGATAATAGCAAACATAAAGATATTTTAAACATTGTATATGTTGACGGTAAAAATTTAAGAAAAGCTGCACAGGAAATGAAATTCTCATATGACTATATTAAAGAAATTCACTTATCTGCTTTACAAGCATTTGAAGAAAAGTTCCCACTGCAACCCACTTGAATCCCACCTTCATATTATAGTATACTATAATATGAAATGTTAGGTTAAGGCATCCTTTAAAGAAAAGGGTGTCTTATTTTTATGTTATGAAAGGCAGGTGAAGATGAAATGACTGACAAGCAAAGGAAATTTTGTGATGAATATTTAATTGACTGCAATGCTACTAGGGCATATAGAAAAGCTTATCCAAATGTAAAAAAAGATAGTTCTGCTGCGGTATGTGCTGCTAAATTGCTAAGAATTGCTAAGGTTCAGGAATATATCAATAAACAACTTGAAAAAATCAGTTCAGAAAAAATTGCCGATGCGAAAGAAGTCATGGAATATCTTACATCTGTTTTGCGTGGCGAATCTCAATCAGAAATTGTTGTTATCGAAGGAACTGGTGATGGTTGTTCAGATGCAAGAAGAATGAACAAAGCACCTGACGAAAAGGAAAAATTGAAAGCTGCTGAACTGCTTGGTAAGAGATATGGCTTGTTTACAGATAAGCTTGAAGTTGATGGGAACGCTAAAGTTGTGATAACAGATGATATACCAAAGGATGATGCAAATGGCTAGGCTATCTAGCTTAATTGCACCATCCTTTTATAATATTCATAATTGTCTTAAAGCTAATAAATACACGCATTACTGGCTCAAAGGTGGTAGAGGTAGTACAAAATCATCATTTACGAGTATAGAGATTGTGCTAGGAATGATGAGTGATAGTAATGCTAATGCAGTAGCTATAAGAAAAGTAGGACAATATCTAAAAGATAGTGTGTTTGAACAGCTTTTATGGGCTATACAGGTATTAGGTGTTGAACAATATTGGCAAGTCAAGCTTAGTCCGTTAGAGCTTGTATATGGCAAGCAAAGAATAATTTTCAGAGGTGCAGATAAGCCTAAAAAAATTAAATCTACAAAATTTAAAACAGGTTATTGTAAATATATATGGTACGAAGAAGTTGATGAATTCAATGGAATGGAAGAAATAAGAACAATAAATCAGTCCCTTATGAGAGGTGGCGAAAATTTTGTTGTTTTTTATTCATATAATCCACCCAGGTCACAGAGAAATTGGGTAAATTGGGTAAATAATGAAATTTTAGAAGAAAGAAAAGACAGAATTGTACATCACAGTAGTTATTTAACAGTACCTAAAAAATGGCTTGGTGAACAGTTTTTTATTGAAGCCGAGCATTTAAAGGCTGTCAATTATGATGCCTATGCTCACGAGTATTTAGGTGAGGTAAGAGGAACAGGTGGAGAAATATTTACTAATATTACAATTAGAAAAATATCAGATGATGAAGTAAATAATTTTGACCATATAAAAAGAGCTGTTGACTTTGGATATGCTGTTGACCCACTACACTATACAGAATGTCATTTTGATAGAACTAGAAGAAGATTATATATATTCTTTGAAATACATAAAGTTGGACTGTCAAATAGGTTAGCTGTTGATGCTATTATGCGACAGAATAAAGATAATTGTTTGGTAATGGGTGATAGTGCAGAGCCAAGAACAATAGCAGAATTTAAAGCTTTAGGTTTAAATATAAAAGGTGTAAAAAAGGGTCCGGATAGTGTTAATTATGGTATTAAATTTTTACAAGATTTAGAAGAAATTATAATTGACCAAGAAAGATGCCCTAATACAGCTAGAGAGTTTCTAGGTTATGAGTATGAAAAAGATAGCAATGATAATTTTAAATCTGATTACCCTGACAGAGATAATCACAGCATAGATGCAGTAAGATATGCTCTCCGTGATTATATGAGAAATAAAACTGGAATAAAATTCTTAAAATGATGAGGTGATAAAATGGACTTGAATATAGCTATTGAGCTTATAAAAAAATATACTTTAGGGCATAGCAATTTTGTTTCTAAAGCAACAATAGCTGAAAGGTATTACAGAAACAAAAACGATATTCTTTTTGGTAAGAAAAAAGATGCAGAAACAGAAGCTGTAAGAAATGCAGACAATAGAATTTGTAGCAGTTTCTATAGTTTGATTGTTAATCAAAAAGCAGGTTATATGTTTACATATCCGCCCATCATTGATATAGGTAATAGCTCTAGTAATAAATACATTCAGTCTGTTTTAGGCGATGCCTACGCAAAAAACTGTAAAAAGCTATGTGTTAATTCTGCAAATGCCGGTATAGCTTGGGTTCATTATTGGATTGATGATAAAAATAGATTTAGATGGGCAGTTATAGACAGCAAAGAAATAATTCCAGTCTATAATAACGATTTAGAGAAGAAGCTCATAAGTGTTTTAAGAGTGTATATGGAATTAGAAGAAGAAACCGGCAGACATTATATGGTTTACGAGATATGGACTGAAACTGAGTGTGCTACATATAAACGATATGTAAATGAAGGACTTGATAGACTTATGGAGCTTGCAAGATACCCTATTGGTTTTGATATTCCAAGGGCATATACAAATGTACTTAATCATAATTTTGGTCAAGTTCCTTTCATAAGTTTTGCCAACAACGATAATCATACAAGTGACTTAGAGCCTATAAAGGGACATATTGATACTTATGACAAAGTGTACAGTGGCTTTATAAACGATTTAGAAGATATTCAAGAGATTATATTTATTCTAAGTGGCTATGCGGGTGAAAGTTTAAGCGAATTTCTCGGTAATTTAAAGAAATACAAAACCATTAAGCTAGACGAAAATATTGATGGTAAAGGTGATTTAAAAACACTTACTATAGACATACCGGTTGAAGCAAGAAAAGAATTATTGAGCATATCCCGTAAGGCAATATTTGAACAGGGACAGGCAGTAGACCCTGAACCATCGAATTTTGGCAACGCAAGTGGTGTAGCTTTAAAGTATTTATATTCTTTGTTAGAGTTGAAAAGTGGACTTACTGAAACAGAATTTAGATTAGGTTTTGCAGAGCTTGTAAGAGCTATTTGCAGACACGCAAATATACAGTGTAATGAAATTAACCAAGTATGGACAAGAAATAGCATCACGAATGATACTGAACTTGCAGATATTGCATCCAAAAGCACAGGCATTATTTCACAGAAGACCATTCTTCAAAATCATCCTTGGGTTGACGATGCTGAAAAGGAAATTGCTGAATTAAAAAAAGAAACTAATGAAAAAATAGGCGATTACGGTTTTCCACAAACTAGCGAGGAAGAATAATGAAGAATAATGAATATTGGGCTAAAAGATTTAAAGCTTTAGAAGAAAGGTCCAATGCAGAAGCTCAAAAGTGTGTAGCTGAGTCTATGAAATTAATAGATGATGCGATTATTCAAATTGATAAAGACATTACATACTGGTTAAAGCGTTTTGCTGATAATAACAATATGACTTTAGCCGAAGCCAAAAAAGCTATTACAAATAAAGAGCTAAAAGAACTTGGATGGGATGTTGAAGAATACATAAGAAAAGGCTATGCTAACAGCTATTTGGGAAATTGGGACAAAGAACTTGAAAACGCAAGTGCAAAATATCATATCACTAGACTTGATGCTATTAAAATGCAAATGATGTTATTTTGTGATAAAGCATTTGCCGATATTACAGAAAATGTCACACAAACGCTATCAAATGTGTATAAAGATGTTTATTACAGAACGGCATTTGAAGTACAAAAAGGTATTGGCGTGGGATTTAGTTTTGCACAAGTAGATGAACGCAGACTTAAATTGATACTTGAAAAGCCTTGGGCTATTGACGGTACAAACTTCTCTGAAAGAATATGGGGTACTTACAGACCTAAATTGACAAATAAACTTCAACAAGCATTAACAGATTGGTGCGTTAGAGGTACAGACCCTAAAAAGCTTGCAAGACAACTAAGTTATGAAAGCAATGTAGCCCAATCAGCTTGCAATACTCTTATTCGTACAGAAACAGCCCAGATATGTACAAGGGCAGAAATGGACAGCTACGATGAATTAGGAGTTGAAAAGTATAGGGTATTAGAAACACTAGATGGTAAAACTTGTGATATGTGTGCTGATATGGATAGTAAAATCTTTAATAGAGATGACTTTGAAATAGGGATAACAGCACCACCTTTTCATCCTAGATGCCGAGGTACTACAATACCGGAAGTCACAGATGATTTACTGAAACAAGGTAGAAAAAGAGCTACTAGAGATGAAAATGGAAAAACAATCTATGTAGATGATATGTCATATAAAGACTGGAAAGAAAAATTTGTTAGTAATGACAAGTTTACAAGTATAAATAATGATGATATAATAAAATCAGATAGATTAATGGCACAAGGACAAAGAAAGAGTTTTTTAGTGCCATTATCTGATGATGATAAGGCTTTTATAAATAATGAAATAGAAGCAATAGAAGCTGACATATCTGTTTTTCAATTCAGGAATTATAGACCAACAGGATATTCTGACGAAAGAGATAAAATATATATCAGTTCAAGTGTATTTCCTTCTAATGACGGTTCTATGCACCCAACTGATTTATTGAGTGTACGTGCCACATTAGCACACGAATACTATGGACATCGAAAGTATCGAGGAACAAAAGTTCCGCAAGGTTCTTGGAATGATGAATTTAGAGCAAGCTATATGGCTGCAAAAAATTGTCCTAATTTAAGTGACGAAGATAGGCGCTTATTGGTACTTGATGCTCTTGAAAGGGCAAAAACTGCAGGAGTGTCTGTAAGATATAATAATTTTATAAGGAAGTGCTTGTATGGATATTAAAGATTTTAAAGCTATAGATAATGCAATAGAACAGTATTATAGCCTGGGTAAAATCAGTGAAAAATGCCCTAAATGCGGAAAAGTTTTAACTCTTACTGAAATTGGAAATTCTTATGAAGTTAGTTGTATAAATGGGTGTCTTAAAGAAACTTTTAGAGGTATTTAAAACTTTAAGATTTGGTAAAATAGCGAAAAAGACAGCTTTAAACTGTCTTTTTTTTGTTGCCTGAAAGAAGTGTAAACAGGGAATGAACTCAAATGACCTTGTCATTATTCGTTATGACAGAACAGTGGCGGGCTTTGGGTCTAAATATATGACATATTAAAGGATGTGGTTCCGTTGGGCTAGTTAAATAAAATATAAATGTAACTGTAATCAGGAATTTAGTCAGCAAAGGAAATGAGTGTCAAAGCTTATTTCCTTTTTTCGTCCTAAGCAAGACATTTAAAAGGTTTAATATTCTCTTGCAGTAAGAGATATAAACTACTGTATATCTGTGGGGACACCACATATAAAAACAAGGAGGTCAATATGTTATTTTTGAAGGAAGTATTAGGTGAAAAATACGAGGAGTTTAAAGGAATTATTGACGCGTATAATTCTGAGAACAAAGACAAGCAGGTAAAACTGGCTAATTTAAGTACAGGCGAATATGTTAGCAAGGCTAAGTATGATGCTTTAGAAAGTGAAAAAAATAATGTAGATACACAGTTAAAAACTGCGAATAGCACTATTACAGCATTAAAGAAAGACAATAAAGACAATGAAGCTTTACAGACTGAAATAGCAGGCTATAAAACAACAATTACAAACCTTCAAGCAGAAGCGGACAAGTTTAAGAAAACTTATGCTGTAAAAGAGCTGTTGGTTAAGGAAGGTGTAATTGACCCAGACTATGTTATTTACAAGCAAGGTGGAATTGATAAATTTAGCTTTGATGATAAGGGCGAACCTGTTGGCATTACTGAGGTTGTTAAAACTTTTAAAGAAGATGCGTCTATGGCACATTTATTTAAACAGACCCAGCCTGTTTATGAGCCAGCTGGGGGTCAAGGTAGTAATGTAAATCCTTTTGCAAAAGAAACTTTCAATTTAACAGAACAGGGCAAACTTTTAAAAGAAAATCCTGCACAAGCAAGAGAGATGGCTACTGCCGCAGGAGTAGAAATTAATTTTTAAAATAGAAAGGAGTAATTGAGTATGGCAATTACAAAATTAAGTGATGTTATTGTACCAGAGCTTTTTAATCCATATGTTGTAAATAGAACAATGGAATTATCGGCTCTTTTTAACAGCGGTATAGTAACAAATAATCAGGAATTTAACAAGTTAGCAAGTGAGGCAGCACCAATTCATAATATGCCTTTCTTTGAAGATTTACAGGGAGAATCAGAGCCTATTATTGAAGATGCTGATTTAACACCAAACAAGATTACATCAAACAAAGATGTATCAACAACTATTCGCAGAGCGAAGATGTGGGCAGCAACAGACCTTTCTGCTGCATTATCTGGCAAGGACCCTATGATGGCTATTGGTGACTTAGTAGCCGGATTTTGGGCAAGAGATAAGCAGAAAGAGCTTATTGCTATTTTAAATGGCGTGTTTGGTTCTTATACAAACGGCAGTTCTGAAACTGTTACACCTCTTGCAGACCATATTCTTGATATTTCTAAGTCTAAGACAGCAGCTGCACAGATTATAGAAGGTAAGTCTTTTGTAGATGCTTGTCAGCTTCTTGGTGACGCACAGAGTCAGCTTACAGCTGTTGCTATGCACTCTGCTACTAAGTCATATTTAAGAAAGTTAGATTTGATTGAAACAGTCAAGGCATCTAGTGAACTTGAATTTGACACATATCAGGGCAGACGAGTTATTGTTGATGATAGCTGTCCGGTTGCTGATGGTGTATACACAACATATTTATTTGGTGATGGTGCTATTGCCTACGGCGAAGGTAACCCAGTAGGTCATGTAGCGACAGAGATTGACAGAGATAAGAAGAAAGGCTCTGGTGTTGATTATCTTATTAATAGAAGTGCGTTTATCTTACATCCAAGAGGTATCAGATGGACTAACACAGTTAGAGCTAATGTTGAAACACCTACTAGAACAGAGCTTGCTAATGCTCAAAACTGGGAAAGAGTATATGAACCTAAGCAGATTAGAATTGTTGCTTTTAAGCATAAGTTAGGGTGATTATGTGATTAAAGAATGTGATGTAACTGAGAAACTTAAATCATTAGGCTATAATGTTAATGATAGTGATTTAGTGCTTATTCAATTTGCGATAAATGGAACAGAGCAGTATATAAAGAATTTTTGTAATATTACTGTTATACCACCCGAACTTTATTTTGTTGCCGTTGATATGGCAGCAGGTACACTATTAAGAACTAAGTCTAGCGTTGGTGAAAATGTTTGTGATAACATTGACTTTAACGCAGGAAGAATAAGTAATATATCTGAAGGAGATACAAGCGTAGGTTATACTTATGATAATAATACAAGTGCAGCTTCAAGATATATTACTTTATTAGATAAGCTCTGCAATAGAGATGCTGAACTTATCGCATTTAGAAAGTTAAGGTGGTAAGAATGAGTGTTTTTAATTCTGCAAGAAAACATATAGAAAGTTTGTACAGTGGAACTTGCTCAGTATACGAGCTTAATAATATTCGAGATGAAGATACAAAACAAACAAGGCAAATTGAGCAGATGATTATTGAAAATCAACCTTGTAGAATTTCTTTTGAAACCACATTACCTACAACTAAAAATAATGATACAGTACAAGAAAAAGTACAAAATATAAAGCTTTTTATGTCACCCGATTTGACTATACAACCTGGTTCAAAAATAGTTGTTAGCCAAAATAATCGCGAAGGCATTTATAAAAGCTCTGGGGTACCTGCTATGTATGCAACCCATCAAGAAGTAGCTCTGGAAATATTTGAAAGGTGGGGTTAAATTATGGCAAAGACCGGTAGATGTGATTTTAGTGAATTAAAAAAATTTGCAAAACATTTAGAAAAGCAAGAAATCAAAGCTAAAGCTATGATTGAACGCTGTATAAATGATTTAGGTGCTGAGGTATTAGCAAGAGCTAAACTTCGAACTCCAGTTGATACTGGTAACCTTAAAAGAGCTTGGACTGTATCAAGCATTACGCGTACAGGTAATTGTTATAAGGTAATCGTAAGTAATAATCTTGAATATGCTGCCTATGTTGAATATGGACACAGAACAGTGAACCACAGAAAATGGGTACCTGGAAAGTTTATGTTGACTATATCAACAAAAGAAGTGGATAAACTTACTCCTGCGGTACTTGAAAGGCGTGTGCGAAACTTCCTTAATCAGGTGATGCGTTATGATTAATAAGATTATTAAAGGGATAAGCCAAGCTCTCTATAGTGAATTTGGCGAAGAATACAACATTTATACAGAAGATGTAGAGCAGGGTTTGAAAGAACCTTGCTTTTTTGTTCAGTGCATAAATCCTAAAATAACTAGGTTTTGTGGAAATCGTTACTACAGAGAAAATCAATTTGCAATTCAGTATTTTCCTAAGTCTAAGGACTATAGAGCAGAATGCTTTAGTGTTATAGATAGAATGTATAAAGCACTTGAATTTATAGAACTTGACTCTGCACCACTATTAGGAAAAGGTATTGATACAAATATTTATGATGGTGTTTTAACATTAACAATAAACTATGATATGTTCGTCATTGTTGAAAATGATGTTGAAAAAATGGAAATTCTTATACAGAAAGGAATGATAAAAAATGGCAACTAGAAAATCTACAGCTGTGGAAACTACAGCATTAAACTCAGTTGAAGCTACTGAAGAAAAGCCAATCGAAGCTGTAATAGAAGCAGAAGCAAGTTATTCTAAAGAACAAATTACAGCAAGTAAAAAGTATTTAAAATACATTGATGTGTTAAATACGATATTAGGTAATCGTAAATATACTTTTAGCGAAGTAGACCAGTTACTTAAAGAATTTTTAGAGAGTGAGGTGTAAAATATGGCTTTAGGTGGAGGTACTTTTGTAACCCAGAATAAGGTTTTACCAGGCGCGTATATCAACTTTATATCAACAGCAAATGCAGGTGTTGTATTTGGAGAAAGAGGTGTGTGTGCTGCGCCATTAAATCTTAATTGGGGTGTTGAAGATGAAGTCATTGAATTAACAGCAGAAGAATTTGAAAAAAATTCACTAAAAATATTTGGTTATCCATATACAGATGATGCAATGAAGCCTTATAGAGATTTATTTAAGAATGCACAAAAATGCTATTTTTATAGAGTAAATAGTGGCGGCTC